CTACATGATGTTGGAGATTGAGAAAGCTGGAATCCCAGTCATACTTCACGTCCACGATGAAGTGGTTACGGAGTGTGCTGAGGACGAAGCTGAGGACGTGCTTGCGACCATGAATCGCATCATGTCAACCGCCCCTGAGTGGTGTCACGACTTACCACTCGATTCTGAAGGATATATCAGCCAACACTATAAAAAATGAACTACCGCTACATTAAAAACCTCCGAGACTCCAAAGCAGCCAAAGTATCCGACGTATCCAAACTCAAGAGAACTGTCCCCTCGTTCGCGAATAAACAGAAGTACCGTGAGTGGTGTTCTGACGCGAGTACCGATCATGTGTTTTTTAACGCTTGTGAAGGGCGAGCCCCCGCGAAACGGATCAGTAACGACAACCCCGTCAATAAGGTTTACGGAGTCGTCGCGGACTACGATGCTGCTGTCGACTGGAAATCATTACACGACAATCTCGCCGCGCGCTTTGGTATCAACCAACCTACATGGCTTAGCAAAACCTACAGTGGTTACATGCGGCTGGTGTGGGAGTTTGACGAACCCTTGCCGATAGCTCCAGAGTTGTACGACACCTTCATGAAGCACATAGAGTCTGCTCTGAAAATGAATAGAGCATTCGCGGGCTTCGATCGTACTTCCCTTAAGCCTAATCAGTACTTCGAACTAGGTTCCGATTGGGAGAAGGTGGGAAACCCTCTCCCCGCCGATTTTGTTCAGAACTCACTGACCAAAGCGGCAATGGACAAACCCCCTCATTCTGGAGAGACCACGATTCCCATCGACGTCATCGCGCAAGAAGTTGAGTCCCGCTTCCCGAATCGTTGGGTGGGAGACTTCCACATTGGATCTCGCGGGCCCCTCTTCTGGATTGACGACGGCATTAACCGCGACGGCTGTCAGGTCGTCGAGGACGGCGTGGTCTGCCACAGTGATCGTGCGGGTCGCGGCTTCATGTCGTGGTCAGACATCTTCGGGTCGTCCTTCACGAAGGACTACGAGAAAAAGAAGATGAACACTCTGCTCGACGAGTACTGGTTCAACGGACGTAGCTTCTTTAAGTTGTTGCACGATTCTGCGGTCCTTATTCAAAAAGAGCAGGTGATCCTAGAACTCCGTCAAGCGGGGTTCAACACTCGACAGAAACGTGGTAAGCAACTTTCCGAAGTAGAGGATGCTCTGCTGCTGATTCAGAATCAGAATCGGATCGACGAGATCGCCCCCGTCGTTTTCTCTGATCGAAGGATCGTCAACTATAGCGGCTGCCGTATTCTGAACTCCGCGAGAAACTTCCCCGTGCAGCCTGAAGCGGACGGCGACCCGAAAAACTGGCCCTTCCTCTACAAGTGGTTGCACCAGTTGTTTGAAGACGGCGGTAAGCACTCGTCTCTAGATTTCTTCTTTGCGTGGCTCAAACGATTCTATGATGCCACTTTGAATCACAACTTCGAACAGGGGCAAGCTCTCCTGCTAGTAGGTGCGACTGGGCGCGGTAAGTCACTCCTGTCGAACCGCGTGATCGGGCAACTCGTTGGTGGGTTCGCCGACGCCTCTGATTACATCAGTGGACAAACCAAGTTCAATAAAGACTTAGGCCGCGTGGCTGCATGGGTAATCGACGATACAACTTCTGCTGCCTCCTTCCAAGACCAGCGCAAAGCCACTGAGCTTTTGAAGCGGGCAGTCGCCAACCCCCGCATCGAATATCAGGCCAAGTATGCTGACTCGCTGTCCGTGCCTTGGGCTGGTCGTGTCATCATGTCCCTGAACATGGACGCGAACAGTCTCTCAGTGATCCCCTCACTGGATTCATCGAACAGGGATAAGATCATGGCGATCAAGGTCCGCGACAAAGCTACCAAGAACTTCCCGTCGAACTCCGTTTTGGAGGCAACCATCGAGAAGGAGCTTCCGTACCTCGCTCGCTTCCTTCTGGATTGGAAGATCCCCAAGGACATTCAAGGTAACGGTCGCTTCGGTGTTGCTGGCTACATCGACCCGTCCATCGCGGAAGCTGCGTACGACAACAGCCACCGCAGTGCTATTGCTGAGCTGGTGGAGTTCTTCGTCAAGCGTTGCCGTGAGATGAATGAGGACATGTCTACATGGAAAGGAACCCTCACCGAGTTCCAAGTCGTTCTGCACGACCTCAATAGCGGTCGCAGTGTGGGTATGTCCAACAACCTTGAGTTCGTTCGTCGTGGTATGTCCACGCTGGAGGAAGCAGGGAAAGTGAACAAACGAATCCGCCCTATTCGCTCCGTTGGTCACGGCGGGGGCAAGATCTGGCACATCAACCTCGAAGAAACCTACGACATCGATGCCCCACAAAAAGCGACAACCTAAACTTCGTCTGTCGTCGTGGCTCCAAGATGGTAAACCCGTCTTTGGAGTCGACGACTGGAAGCGGGGTAAGTGGGTAGCTCGCCTCGACGATAAGAAACAAGTTCTCTATTTCAACCGCTCCGCCGACCGCTCTGTTTATCTAGGTAGTTCGTAAACGAGTCTGGCCGTCGGGTGCGGTTAATGGGGAGGTGATACCCCGAACTTAGAAAGGTGAAGCCGTAGTCGTCGGCTTCGCCTTTCTTTTTATAGAATTTATCTTGTTGGACAGATTTAGCTGTAGCCCAACCCAACAACCAGACCTTGCTGTAGTCGTTCAGGACACGAGTGAAAAAATACACGTCCGCCTGCAAGGGCTTGAGACGCTGTGCAGGAACACTCACACAGTAAGTCATCTGAGGAACAGTAGAACATATCTTCGCTTTCACATCGATCGATGACGCCTTGATCTCGTAGTCGTGAGTTCGACTCTCGTCGCCGACGTAGCCACCTCCGAAGGTGCGCTCGAAAGCGACTTCTCCTAAAAACCCAGCCATCCTACCCTTGCCTCTGGTGAATGAATTAGGCAGCACACCCAGTTGCTGTGACCGCTTATAGGCTTCGGCCACATCTTCTGGAGTTGGACGGTATAGAATAAATCGGCTCATAGGGTTATTTAAGAGGGTTGGGTTGCTTGAAAGTGCATCGCGTCCCTGCCCCAAAACGCTCCAGCAGGCGTCCACCCCTGTCGCGCAAACGCTTCCATCACTACCAATGGCATATCCGATTCCTGCGGCCACGCGGACTTGTTACGATTTGAGATGGCCGACAGGTCAATAGCGGCCCCATAAGCGTGGAGAGATGGTGAAGCCCCACCCCTGATGTTTCGGTCTACGTGGCATCCATAATACTTATTCACCACAGACGGGGCCGCCTTATATGCGGCATCGAGGGCCCGAAGTAACGAGTTCGCTACTTTCTCGTGACAGTAAATTTTGCGGACTTTGCGGTCGGTGTTGTACAACAACATCCATGAGGGAGCGGTCACTCCGACAATCGGGGCGTTGTCCCAAGGGTCGCCATAAAATTTCTCTAGCTCCGTGTGGTCGGGTTTGGGCCACGGATTAGGGTCGGGCATTAAAGACCGCAAATGCTCCTGACAGGCAGACCGAGATCGGGGGCCCCAAATACCGTCGGGATTAGCTCCGACTGCGTGTTGAAGCTCTTTAATCTGATCTCGATCCATAGTGAATTACAGGATGTTCGGAGTTTGAGAACCCCTTCCTAATCCTGTTGGGTCAAAATTCAGTTTAGGTTTAGCGGGGCCGCGAGCGTCGGTTAGCTCATTGTCGAGCAACTGCTGAGCAAGGCCCCAATGATAACTGGACCGCTGCAAGTCAGCGTTATCTTCAGCGATCATCCCTAATAGACCGTGCTTGATGACGTTGAGGCTGCCCAAATAAACGATGTCGTTGTCGTTCAGCACGGGAGTCCAAGCGCGCTTCAAGAGCAACCGAATGCCTTTGGTGTCTTCACTGTCATTAGAGAACCGATAGCGGCGATAGCGACTGACACCATCCCCACGAACGCGAGCCAACGTAGCGAGATCGGTAGACCCTTCTACCGCGATCACGTCAACCTTTGTGGAGGCGTTATCGAAAGAGATCTGCGTGATTTCATGCCAGTTGGTGTATGCGCTGACCATCTGCGAGCTGCCGTCTAGGTTGAAGACTTCAGTAGTCTGTGAGTCGCGATCAGTGTCGCCCGTAGTTTCACGCCATCCAGTAATCCGAATTGTGCCCGCTGAAGGCAGCGCAGTGTCGGGGGTTACGGGTCGAAGGTTCAGGGCAAAGGAATCGGTGGTGGCTTTGATGTCGATGTCCTCTTTGGTGGCGTGAAACCCGTCGTCAATGATACCGTAGATTGGGGACGGGCCAGAGGCGGCGTATCCAGAAATTCGGTAATCATGCCACTGACTCACGATCTTTTGAGGGGCGTCTGAAATCATAGCTGCCAGCAGCATCTCGCTGTCTTCTGGCAGTGCAAAATAGTCATTGTCAGTCTCAATCGTCCATTCGTACACGAGATCCCGCCAGTTACCCAGCGCGTAAAGGCGGGGCATGACGAGGTTGAGCATCGATTTAAGGTTGCTTTCGTAGCTGACGTAGCTAGAAAGAGCCGAGTTGATGGCGTGAACGGGGAGAGCGGGCATGGCTACTTTATACAGGATTTAGGGGCTTAGGTCAATTATTCAGGATCACGGTGGCTAGGATCGGGACTTAGGAGATCGTAATATCTACGGTGGAGGTTACCCCATCATCCGTTTTAGAGTAGGAAAAAGTCTGACTCCAGTCATGCCAGTCAGCCGTTGTCCAACCACTGATGTCAATATCTCCGTCGGGTTGGGGCACATTATATGTGGAGTTTTCTTCGATGGGACTATGATCGCTACCAAAGGACCCAGTGCGAAGGACATCGTGGACGTGCCACTCATTCAGGATGGGGGTTTCGAGAAGAGTAAAAAAAGGGACTGAAATGTCTGTCGTGATTGGGTCGGTTTCTGTGTACTCAGATCCTGTCCCAGCATTATACGTATTTTCTGCCTCTCCTACTTCCACATTAGAGAGAGCTATCAATTTACCTTCACTTTCTGGTCCGAAAATTTTCATTCCCTGATAGTCAGTATCACAAAGGCTGGACTCTAAATCCTCGTAATATGGGGGTGAGGGAAGGCTAGTATTAGTGACTCGATAGAGGCGGGTCCTAGATGGGGCCAAAATGAACAAGGCTTTATTGGCGTTGGCAACGTACGAATACCCTTTGTCGGAAATACGAATAGGTCCCTCCGTTCGCAACCCGTCAAGATCAGTGTCAGGCTCAACAGGCAGTAAAGATGATTCCGTTGCTTTCGCGATAGACTCCCGATCAAACGTAGTAGTCTGGTCGTAGTCGAACGTATCTACATAATCAAAACTATCAGTAGATCCACTTCGAGTCCCTAAAATCCGAATGCGGATCTCGATCTGAGTGTAGATTGGTTTGGCTTCCCAATCTACCGCCCCTCCCGTTCCACTAAGAAAAGGGCTTTGTGGGAGAGGGGAGTCATGTGGGA